CTTCTCGGCGGTCTCGGCCCGTGTGGTCTCCAGCAGGATGCGGTTCTCGTTCAGGTCGATGCGGCTCTGTGCCACCACCAGTTCGCCCTCGGTCTTCACCACGCGCTGGTGGATGCCCTCGCCGTCCACGACGATCTCGCTCACCCGGCTCCAGTCCACGCCGTCCCCATCCTTGCCGATGATGGCCTCGGCCACCAGGGCCACATGGTCAGACGTGTCCTCGATCCAGGCGTGGTCCTCCTCGGCGGCCTTGGCCCCGCCGCCGGAGTTGCGGCTGCCGGAGGAGGAGAGCTGCTTGATGAGGTTGGCCACGTCCACCGGCTGGTTGGCCAGCGTGACGTTCACCTTTTCCGGCTCCCGGATCTTGTCCGGCCAGGCCAGCTTCGTCACCCGCTCGGTGATCACAGTGCCATAGGCCGGCAGCGGTACCCGGCAGATGAACCCCAGCCGGATGCGGTCCAGGGGCTCGCCGGTGGCGGCGCTCAGGTCCAGGGCCGTGAGGCTCACCGTCACCAGCGGCTCCGCGTGGCGGTTCAGCTGGTCCTCAGCCCAGGCCTTCAGCAGCTCCTTCTTCGTGATCGACTGGTCCGTCTCGGTGTGGCACACAACGCCGTAGAGCGCCTCGTTTCGGCTCACATAGTCGCCGTCGATGTGCAGGTTCCGCGCGCCCACCGGATAGAAGCGGGTATACATGCCGGAGCGGTCCACCGAATACCGGACGCTGCTCAGGTTCCGGCTGCCCCGCAGCTCGCAGCCCAGGGCGTCGCTCTTTTTGCGCACGTGCAGCTTGAAGGGCAGCGCCGACAGGTCGTATTCCCAGCGCCAGCCGTCCAGTGTGGAGCAGATGGTCTCCAGGGCCTGGTAGGCCGTCTGGTTGTTGAAGGCGTAGGGCAGCGCCCGGGAGAACTCAAAGTCCCCCAGCGTCCACACGCTCTGGCGCGACAGCACGGCCCGCAGGGCCTTTTCCGCCTCAACGGTGGTGCCGCCGCCCAGGGCCTTGGTGGTGAGCTCCCCGAACAGCAGCGCGTCCTTCAGCGTGGCCAGCACGTGCTCCAGCTGCACGGTGCGGGTGCGGGTGCACCGATCTTCGTCCACTCCCTTCACCCGCCAGACGGTGCCCGCGCCGGGCTCCTGGTCGTCCAACAACCAGTCGTCGATTTTGATCTCCGGCGCCGCCGGGCCCACCGTGAACGACGCCGTGCTCACGCCGTTCTCCACCAGCGTCATGGGCATGCTCTCCGGCGCGAAGATCATCCGCGCCGAGAGGCTGTGCCCCTGCAAAAGAATCATCAGGCATACCTCCCGTAGCAGCCCACCACCAGCTGGACCGCGCGCTGGGCGGTGAACGTCACGGCCACCGCTCCGGGGCTCACCGTCAAATCGTCGCTGCTCCAGGCCGTCCGGCAGGCCATGGCGCTGCGCCAGCCGTTCGCGCCCGCGATCCGGATGCGCAGCAGGCCGTTCTCATCGTGGTCCAGCGCCAGGATCTCCCACGGGCCCAGGTGCAGGTTCTCCAGGGCGATCACGCCGCCGCCCGCCTGGATCGTCGCCGTGGCGATCTCCATGCCGGAGAGGTTCGTGGCGTTCACTTCCAGCACCGTGTCCGCCGTCCCCGGCACGGTCAGCCAGCGGGTGGCCCCGCGGGTGCTCTCCACCGCGAAGTTCGTGATGCTCTCCTGCATCCAGTAGGGCACGCCGTAGGCCCGGAAGGTGATGCTGTACTCCCCGTTCCACTCGGCCAGGTCCCCCGCCGCGGGCAGCTGGGCGCAGGTCACGTAGATCCGGCGGTTCGGGCGGTAGTTCACGGTCAGCCAGCCGCCGCCCGCGGCCCAGCCCGCCACGCGCTCGAACAGCTCGCTGCGGCCCTGTAGGTCCCCGGCCTTGATGCGCAGGCCGAAGCGCACGATCACGTCCAGGGATTCCCGGTGGCGGGCCGTCACCCGCTGGCCCACGCCGCCGAACAGGGAGACGGTGCTCACCGCCTCCTTCGCCGCGCCGTCGTTCACGCCCAGCACGAGGATGCGCTCGTCCAGCTCGTCCAGCTGCACGCCGTTCAAGGCGACCCGATGTCTCAAAATCATGCTTCCGCCTCCGTTACGATGTCGCGTCCCGGGCGATGTTCGCGCTCACGATGGGCGTGAGGATGCGGCCCACCACCTCGCCGTTGAGGGTCACCTGCAGATCGGAGATCCGCCCGAACAGCGCCTGGCGCAGCTGCCCTGGCAGGCCCTTGAACACGCCCACGTCGTCGCTGGTGATGGCGTTCGGGGCCTGGCCCGCGCCGCCGCCCAGGGCGTCGTCCACCTTCCGGTCGATGGCGTCGGTGACGCTGGCGGCGAACTGCTCCACGTCGAACAGGTCCTCCGGCAGCAGCCAGTCCATGCTACCGTAGCTGTTCTCCTGCCGCCAGGCGGAGTAGGCGTCCAGCATGTCCTCGTGTCCCTCCTGGGCCTCGAACCGCTGCTGGGCCTCGTTCAGCTTCTCCACGAGCCTCTCCGCCATGGCGTCGTCATAGGCGCCGGTGTCCAGAAGGTCCTGCCATTCCTTCTGGGCCTGGATGTAGTCGACAAAGGTCTGTTCCAGATCGGTGTTCCCGCCCGTGGCCTGCTCGATGTAGCCGGCGCTGCCGCGGATGTCCGGGTTGTTCAGCCGCTCCTGGGCGGCCTTGTAGAAGCCGTAGGCGATCAGGCCTGCCCCGGCCACGCCGCCCGCCGCCGACATTCCCCCGGCCGCTTCGGCTCCGGCTGCGTTTGCCCCGGCATCTGCCGCAGCGCTGCCCATGTCGCTCAGGCCCTTGAAGGCCTTGATGGTATCGATCTGGGCGATCAGGGAGGCCAGCTTGCCGGAGATCGCCGTCAGCTTCGCCAGGAACCACGTGCCGAAGATGACCTCGAAGGCGTTTTTCACGGCGTTCTGGTTGTTCACGATCCACTCCAGCGCGTCAGTGAGCTGAACCATCAGGTTGCCCACGGCGGACACGATGGGGTCGTCGCTGTCCTGCAGCTCCTTCCCCACCTCGTTCACGGCCTCCAGGCCCGCCCGGATGGCCTCGCCCACCTTCGTGAAAAACTGCTCGATGTTCGTCTTCAGCTTTTCCAGGGCGGCCTCCCGCTCCTCCTCGGTGTCGGCGTTCATGAACTCGTTCAGGGCGTCCAGGCTGCCGGACACGTTCACCAGCAGATCGGCGGTGATGGTGCCCAGGCCCGCGGCGAACTGGTCCTGCAGCGCTTCCCACTTCGCCTCGATCTCCGTGATTTGCACATATACGTCGTTCATGGTCTGCATGGCGTCCTCGCCCATGCCGAAGCCGCCGTTGTCGGCGTCGAAGGTGGTCAGGCCCTTTCGGACGGTATCCCAGTCGTTGATCAGGTCCATGGCCTTGGTGGCCTTCTTCTCGCCGAACAGGGTCTCCCACAGGTTGTCCGGCAGCCTGCCGGACTGGCTCAGGGCGCTGATCTGGTCCATCACGGCCATGGCGTAGGCCCACTGGTCCTCGTAGTTCTCGTCGCTGACGCCCAGCATCTCGGCGATCTCCTTGCCCTTGCCGCCCAGGTTCAGTCGGGTCACGATGGCCTGGAAGTCCTCGAAGCTGTTGCCGCTGGCCTCCACAGCCCGCGCCCACTTCTCCACGTTCGCCGGGTCGGTGTTCCAGTAGCCCGCGATGTCGGTCCAGTTGTTGGCCTTGGCGGCGGTGTCGCCGATCATCTCCCACAAGTCCGTCACCACGTCCCGGACGCTGCCCACCAGGCCGGTGAAGATGCTCTCGATGGCCCCGGACACGCTCTCGCCCACGCTGGCCACCTGGTTCAGCGCGTCGGCGAAGCTCTTCGTGGCCGTCACGCCCTCGGCGGTGGCGCCGGTGGCGCCCCGCATGGCGTTCTCCGCGTCGGACAGGCCGTTCTGCATGTCGGCCAGGGTGGCGCGGGCGGCGTTCAGCTTCTGCTCCCACTTCTGGACCACGTCCTCGTTGTCGCCGTAGTCCTTCTTCGCCTCGGCCAGGGCCTTCTTCAGGGTCTCTAGAACCTTCTCCTGCTCGGCGATCTGCGCCTTCAGGCTCTGGGCCCGCGCCTCGTTCTTCTGCTGGGCGGTGGCGTTGCTGCCCAGCTCGGCGGTCTCGGCCTTCAGCTCGCTGCGCAGGGTCTTCAGGTTGCGCTGAGCCTCCCGAAGGGCGGCGTTGTACTCCTTCTCGCCGGACAGCCTGATGGTCTGCTTGATCTCCTTGTTTGCCACTCAAATCACCTCAGCTTTGCCCCCGCCATCCGGGCGTCGTACTCCGCCCGCTGCTTGAACATGTCCAAAATGAAGCCCGGCTCCATGCGCCGGGCCTGGTCGACGGCGATGCCGGCGATCAGTGCCTTCCCGTAGTACTCACGGGCGCGCATCAATCGCCGGTTTCCCCGTTTTTTCCCTCGATCTCCTCCAGGAAGGCGTCGTGCACGTCGTCGTCCGCCGCGCCGCCGTTCACGGTCTCCACCCGCATGCTCTCCTTCAGGGCCTCCTTGATGGCCTCCCCCAGCCGGGAGAGGGCGGAAAACGTGGCGTGCTTCAGCGCCTCGGCGGTCACGTCCTCCGCCTCGCCCTCGAAGCCGCGCTGGCAGTTGGCCAGGATCACGAACATGCGCTTGATGGCGTCGATGCGGCCCTCGCCCGCCTTCAGCCGGTCGAACACGGCCTTCATGTCGCCGAACTCTTGCTCCACGGCCTCCAGGGCCGAGAGGTCAAAGCGCAGGCCATATGTCCTGCCGTTGATGGTCACCTGTGCCATAGTTCCCTCCAAAATCGGTCAAATCGGGGCGGTTGCCCGCCCCTCTGTTCTCGCCTTCGGCGAACGCTCAGCGTCAGGCCGCGATGCCCGCCTTGCCCTTCAGCCAGGCGATCACCGCGGTCTCGGTGGTGAAGGTCTCGGTCTTCTGGAACTCCACCTTGCCGCCCTCGCTCTGCACCACGCCCAGCATGTCGGTGGAGAGGCTGCTGTTCTGGAAGGACGTGCTCTCGCCCTTAGTCTCGGCGTTGTCGTCGGTCATGCCGAACTGGGTCTTGAGGAACCAGTAGCCCTTGAAGCTCTTCACGCCGCGGAAGATCTCGCAGGTGTAGTAGCCCACGCCCATGTAGGGCGCCTCCTCGTCGGTGACGGTCATCTCGCCCTGGCTCAGCTCGTAGCCCAGCAGGTCGGAAATGACCTCGTCCGGCAGGCTCGCCGTCTCAAACTCCACGGCGCCGCCGTTGATGCCGTTGGCGCTCTCCACCGCGTGGTTGTCCGCGAACTGCTTGGCGCTGTCGCGGTTGTAGCGCACGTTGGCGCGCACCAGCAGGTCCGCCTTCTGCTTGCCGCCGGTGTAGGTGACGGGGCTGTTCTCGCCGCCGCCGGAAACCTTCGCGTAGGTCAGGCCCTTCAGTCCAATCCTCGCCATATCTCATTCCTCCGTTTATCGGTTGATCTCGTCCAGGATGCGGTCGCTCTCCTCCTGCATGGCCCGCTGCACCACCGCCTCGGTCTGGGGCATCTGCCTGGTGATGAACCTGTCGCCCATGCGCCGGCTGCGGCGACCGCCCCGGCCGTAGTTGATGACGAACGCCTTCAGCGCGTTGCCCGCGCCCTTGCCGTCGTCTCCCTGGGGATAGACGCTCACGGAGCCGCCGCCCAGGGTCTCGTGGTACTGGGCGGGCCGCACAGCCCGGAGCATGCTGCCGGTGCGAACATGGCCCGCGGCGGTGATGCTGGCGCGCATCTCTTCCACGTCCTTTCTCGCGCCCGCCTCCACGATCCGGCGGACGTTCCCCCGATCCATCAGCTTGCCCAGCTGGGCTTCGATGGCGTCAAAGCCGTCAATCGTCATCCGCGCCATCGTCCTCCACCTCCAGCGGCCCGTAAAGGGTGCATGTCCACTCCCACTCCACGGCGTCGATGTCCTCGATGTAGTTGCGCGCCGGGAGCCGGTAGAACAGGTCGAACGCGTCCAGCGCCGCCTGCACCGCCAAAATCCAGCCCACGTCCTCGTCCTTTGCGTACAGGGTGACGGTCAGCCCGAAGGCCTGGTCGATCATGTGGCCGTCAGCCCAGCTGCCCGCCGCCTCGCCCGTCAGGCGCACCGCGCCGTAGCTGGCCCTGGGCTCGTTCTCCATGCGGGCGTCCCGGTGGAAGGTCAAGCCCTCGATCCGGTTGAGCCGGTCCACCAGTCTGTCGATGATGTCCATGCCGCTCACCGCCTCACCTGGATCTCCATGAACGCCCGCCCGTTCAGCACGGGGTTGATGGAGATGATCTCAAAGGGGCCGTCCTCGGTGCCCAGCAGCGCCTTCTCATCCTCCAGCACCACCCGCATCCGCTGGTTGATCGCCAGGGAGTGGCGCAGGGTGAGGGTGGCCACCTGGCCCAGCCGGGCGCTGTAGTTGGCCAGAGACTCCTCGCCGTGGGACCAGACCCACTTCACGTATACCGGCTGGCCGAACACGTCCTCGGCCTTTTCCCGCTCCTGGGGCTTCTTCGCGCCTGTCTGGATGCGCAGAAAGCGCACCCGGGTGTTCATCTCTCCCGCGCCGGCCTGTACTGCCATCACCACCACCTCCGATAGTGCTTCAGGATGGCGTCCACGGCGTGGGCGATCTCGCCGGTGGCGCTGCCTGTGGCCTCCCTGTGTTCATACCAGTGGCCGATCAACAGCAGCATGGCCTGCACGGCCAGCGCCGGACAGGTCTCCGCTCCGGCGGTGTAGGTCACCGCCACGGGGTCCACCTTCCGCAGGCCCGAGAGGTCCGCCGCCAACAGCAGCGGCCCCTCGGCCCCGCCCACCAGCGCCGCCCCGGAGAGGGCCGTCTCGCCGCCACCCGCATCAAAAGCGGTCACGCTCTCCACGTCCACCACCGGCGGGCGCGGCAGGTAGAACGCGCCGTCTTCCAGCTCCTCCCGGGAGGGGTACGCCACGATCCGCTGGGGAATGAAGGCGTACCCGGCCCGGTTCTCGCAGTATTCGCGGGCGGCGGTGATCAGCGGGGCGAGGGTCAGCTCCTCCTCACTTGCGCTTGCGTCCGGCAGCAGGCGCAGGCGCTCCTTCACCATCTCCGCCGTCACCGGCTCCTGCGCCAGGATCTCCAGCACGCTGTACCGCATCGCTCTCTCCCTCCGTCCCGGTCCCGCCTGGGGTCTGCTCCGGCGGCTTCCTGTCGGGCCACTTGCCCACCGCCTCGGCATAGTTGCCGGAGATCAGGGCTCGCGCCTCGGCCTCCTTCACCTCGATCACCTCGCCGGGCTGGAAGCAGCCGCCCGGCCCCGCCATCAGCGTCTTCAGCTTCACCTTCATCGTTCAGCCCTCCGATCAGGTCCCGGAGGCCATCTTCAGCCGCGCGAAGGCCTCGCCGCACACCGGCGCGCCGTCGCCGAAGTAGTCGAACAGGTAGCCCACCTGGTTGCTGGTGGCGTACTTCTCCTTCAGCACCTGGAGGAGCAGCTCGTCGGCGTCCATGATCCAGTAGTACTCGAAATCTCCCAGCACGGCGGCGTAGAGGCCGGCGGTGTAGGTGTTCGGGGCGTACTCGCTCATGTTCACGGCGTGGCCGAACAGCCGGTCGGGCTGACCCGCCTGGGTGGAGGGCTGCCAGATGTACTGGTCGTTCTTGTCCTTCAGCTTGGCGATGGTCTTCACCAGGTCGCGGTGCATGATCCACTGGGCGCGGGGATGGTACTGCCCCTTCAGGCTGTACTTCACGTTCAGCAGGTCGTCGGTGGTGACGGCGGTGGCGGAGGCGGCGGCGATGTCCCGTCCGGTTGGAACGCCGTTGTCGGAGGCGGTGAAGATGCCCAGGGGCTTGTTCACGCCGTTGCCGGTCATGTAGGCCTTCTCCTTGGTGACGGCCAGCACCCGCTGGATCTCCTCCATCACGGCCTGGGTCGCCAGGTTGGAATGGGCCACCAGCAGGCGGGACAGCCGGATCAGCTTGGTCATGCGGTTGGGCTTGAACCCCCGGCGCCCCCTCGGTGGTCCACTCGGCGTCGCTGGCGGCGGTCTTGCGATAGGGGAAGCCCAGGCTCTGGGCCGCGCCCAGGGAGGGCGTGCGGTGGCAGATGCGCTGCATGAACAGCACGTCGTCCAGGCCCTTGATCAGCTGCTCCACGAACTCCATCGGGGCGGTCAGCGCGCCGGCGGCGGCATCCGTGCCGAGGGTGTAGTCCCCCGCGGCGTTGCGGTAGGCGGCCATGTCGCCGGGCTCGCCGTAGAGCGCCCTGGCGAACAGCTTCATGCGGTCGTTCGCCTGGCCTTCGCGCCCCTCCGCGCCGCCGGCTTCGGCAGCCTGGCGCTCGCGCTCCAGCTGGCGCTCCTCGCGGGTGATGCGGTCGTTGAGGGCGTCGAACTCCTTCTCCAGGCGGTCGTAGGTCGCCTGGTCGTCGGCGTTCATCACGGCGTCGGCGTTGCGGTCCATGATCTCGCGCATCTGGTTGACCAGCTTGGCGCGATCCTGCTTCATCTGGTAGATCCTGTTCATGGTTTTCTCTCTCCTTTTCGTCAGGTCGTGGTGTCCAGGATCCGGCGCTTCATCGCCCGGAACCGGCTGCGCTGGGCCTCCAGCGCGGGGTCTGTATCCTGCACGGGCTGGCCTTCGCCCCCGTTGTCAGTCGATGCCGCCATGCCCCTCAGCTTCTCCGCGTGGGCGTAGCGGCGCACGTCCACCCGCTGGCCGTTGATGACGGCAAAATCGCCGGTGAGGCTGGCGGCGATCTTCTTGTTTTCCTCCACCTCGTCCACCAGTCCGGCCGCCCTGGCCTCCTCGGCGGTGAACCAGGTCTCGGCGTCCATCCATTCCGCAAACGTCTGCGCCTCGCCGCCGGAGCGGTCGGCGTACACCTGGGCGATGGTGGCGTCCAGCGTGTCCAGGGTTTCCGCGAAAGCCCTATGCGCGTCGGCGTTGCCGCTGGCGCCGCCCCAGGCGTCGTGGATCATCATCAGCGCGTTGGCCGGCATGACGATCCGGTCCCCGGCCATGGCGATCACGGAGGCGATGGAGGCGGCCAGGCCGTCGATGTAGACGGTGGTCTCGCCCTCGTACCGCTTGAGGATGTTGTAGATGGCATGGCCCGCGAAGGCGTCGCCGCCGCCGGAGTTGATGAACACATCCAGCGGGCCGGAGCAGGCGTCCAGCTCCTCCTTGAAGGTCTGCGGCGTGATCTCGTCGCCCCAGAGGGACACCTCCTCGATATAGCCGTAGATGGTCAGGGCGCACCGGCCCGCCTCGTTCCTGAATTTCCAGCACTTGCTCATGGGGTCGCTCCCTTCTGCGCGCCCTTGGGAATGTTCAGCGGCACGTTCCCCAGGGAAATCATGTTGCCGTTCACGGTGTAGAGCTCGCCGCCCTGGCCCGGCGGCAGCGGGTTCATGTCCTCCAGCGCGCGGATCTCGTCGGCGTTGAGCCAGCCGTTCTGGCGCGCCGAATTGTAATAGGCCACCCGCGCCGCGGTGTCGCCGCGGAGCAGGCCGTTGGTGTTGAACTTGAAGAAGTACCGCTCCCGCTCCCGGGGCGTGAGCAGGTCCCGGTACATGGCCTGCTCGAAGCGCACGGAGATGGGGTTCACGCAGTCCCGCACGAACTCCAGCGACTGCTGCTCGATGTTGGTAAACGTCGCGTGCTCCAGGTCCATGCACAGGTGAGGCGGCACGCCGAACACCCGGCAGATCTCCGTGACGGCGAACTTCCGCGCCGCCAGGGCCTGGGTCTTCTCCAGGTCCCGGTCCACCAGCTGGGCCTTGGTGCCCTCCTCCAGGATGATGAACTTCCCGGCGTTGCGCACCCCGGCATACTTCCTCTGGAAGTCCTCGGACAGGCGGGCATAGGCCTTGTCGCTCAAGCCGTTGGGCGTCTCCAGGAAGCCGCCGGGGTTCACGCCGTTGCGGAAGGCCGCGCCGGAGAGGCTGTTCACGTCGTTGGCCATGCCCAGGATCTTCGCCGCCAGGCTGATCGGGTCGTTGGGGTCCAGGTCGCTCCCGAAGCGGAAGCCCGGCACGTGCAGGTATTCCCCCGCCATCAGCACCTCGCTGCCCTCGGCGGCGGTCACGCGGATGTACCGGCTGCCGTTGGCCGTGCGGTGCACGCCGGAGACGCAGGCCGTGGGGATGTTCCACAGCGCCGTCACCCGGCCGAAGCCGTCGCGCTCGATCCTGGCAAAGCCCCCGCGGGTGAGCAGCACGTTGGCCGTGAACATCTGCCAGAATTCGTAGGCCGTGGTGTACTCGTTGGGCAGCGCGTACACCAGGTTGTAGAGCGGATGGCCGGTGGCCTTGTCCTTGCGCCTGCCGTCGGCGCTCTCGAACAGGTGCAGCGGCAGGGAGGCCATGGTCTTGCTGATCAGGTCCACGCAGCGGAACACCGCGCCGATCTTCAGCGCCGTCAGGCTGTCCAGCACCTCGCTGCCGCCCAGGAACGCGGCCCAGGCCCCGTCGTCCGGCGGGCTCGGCATCGTCGTGACGGCGTCCCGAACGGCCCCGTCGGCCGGTTCGATGTCCGGCGCCCGGCGCCGGAAAAGGTTGAATCTCAAAGCATATCACCTCTCACAAGTCCCGAAGACCCCGCCTTTCGTAGACGCTCTCCTGGTTCTCCAGCCGGATGGCCGCGGCCATGGCGTTGATCAGCGCCACCACCGGGTCGATGCGGTCCAGGGACCGGCCCTTGTGGGGCTTCAGGTTCTCGTTGCCGTCCATGGCCACGATCACATTGCCAAAGGTCCAGCGGCCGCAGGGGTTGGCCTCGTGCTCGATCTCCCCGCCGCGCATCATGCGCTCGATCTCCTTCATGGCGGGGCTCATGCCCTCGATGGTCTGGGGGATGCGGATCACGCGGTCGCTCACCGTCTCCTGCATGTGGGCCTCCAGCGCCTCCACCCTCCAGGGGTCGGCGCAGATGTGGGTCACACGGTAGAGCCGGGTCAGCTGGTCGATGCGCGCGGCGATGGCCTGGTACGGCAGCGTGTCGTACATCTGCCGCCCGACGTCGGAGCGCTCGACGAGACGCGGGCCGATGCCGAGTTCCTTGTGCATCAGGAAGATTCCTCTGGCATCGAGCTGGTTGAAGCCCTTGGCGATGTCGGCAACGATGACGACGGGGAACTCGAGTCCCTTGCTCTTGTGGATGCTCATGATGCGCACGACGTCCTCGCTCGCGCCGAGCGTACGCGCGACGGAGAGGTCCGTATCGCGCTTGCGCAGGTCCTCAAGGAAGCGCAGGAAGCGGAAGAGACAGGAGAGAGCGATGCAAAAGGCGCAGCGACAGCCCCCAATGACACTGAAGGAGCAGATCGCCCAGGCACGGGCAGAGCGATTGAAGGAGTTGAAGGCTAATCTGGAGAAAAGCGAGGCAAAAGTGGATGCGGCCAGGCTCCGCTCCGCCGCGCGGAAGGACAAGCTGATGGGCCGTCCCGGCTGGGACGAGACAAACCTCCATGGTGACCGTCGATATAGACATCTTCTTTCCAGGCAGGCGAAGGCCGAATTCGCCTTCAATGCCGACCGGAAAGCGCTGCAGGAACACCTGATGTCCACGGCAATTCGGTCGCAAGACTCTAAGCAGAGGTTATTCTCTATCCGTTGCAACAAGTTGTCCGACGGCACGCTGACCTTCGAACTCCCCTACGACGCAGGGGCATCCATCATCAACGAGATGAAGATTGCGCTCTCCCGCGACTGGGGTGTCGCAGTCGGTGATCTCAACCGTGCACAAGTTACCGAGCATAAGGCGACCGATTTCAACGCCATCAGTCTCGGCAATCCGAGGACGGGAATGGACAAGGACATCGCCAGCAGCACAGTGTTCGTCTATGACCGGTCCAAGGGGAAAGTCAAGCCAGCCGGGGAGCAGCTCACACCGGAGACGGTGAACAAGATTTACCAGGCTATGAACGA